ATAAGGTCATCCAGGTAGAGCACCTCACGCGAAAAGGATTTATGAGACTAAGGGCTGAAAAAAAAAGGCCGTTGCGTGACAGCAATTTTCTACTCATGTCCGGTGATCAATTGCTCACTATGACAAACGAAACATTCAAACTTCAAATAACAGATTAAAATGAAAATCAAAAATCCAGTAACAACTATTTCAGGTATTCTGCTGCTCGTATTGAGTGGCCTGGCTTTGTTCGGTGTTATCACACAAGAGCAGAGCGCCGATCTCGGCCAATATGCTGATGTCATTATTACCGCCGTGATAGGCATCATATCTGTATTCAAGGCCAACGATAAAGGCGGGGGCATATAACCCAAAGTTATGGCCGACAAAAATCTATTAGATATATACACTGAAAATCCAAAGCTCGCCGGGCAGATAGACGACGATTATATGGTCTATCTGTCCACCGGCGTAGTAGATGCTGCGTCTAAAGTTAAGGAGCTCCACAAGCGCATGAGGCGTATGGAGTCTGCTCTGTTTACTGCGGTGCTCACATTCGATGTGCCCAAGATTATGTATAAGGAGCAGGACGCGGCCATTGTTCTTAGCGCTGCTGCAGAGGGCCATATAGATCAAACATTCATCGAATACAACATTGATGGCGACAGTGACAACACCCATGCCATCACAGTGCCCAGTGGCGTAGATGCCAATGGCATTATGTGGATCAACGGCAACGATGGATCCACCGACAACACCAAGCGCAATAAAATCTTACTCGAATACCAGGAGATCAACGGACGAAAAGAAATTACCTATGCGATCATAACGAGCGCATTGCCTTAAAAAAATAAAACGATGTCAGAATTTAACGGAACCAAACTGAGAGTATATACCCAGGCCACTCCGGCCAAAATTGACATGGAGACTGACCTGGAGCTTGCCTTCAATTCAGATAGCAAATCATTCCGAAACAAAGACAGCGGCAACTGGCGCGAGCTTCTCGAGGGTGCCGGTGAGTTATCTGCGGATCTCAATTTCAATTTTCATGTTGACATCACATCCTCGGCGGCCAACAGCCTCGAGGCTTTGTGGGACGACTGGGTAGCGGGCAATCTTATCGACATCAAAATCGCCACCGAAGAAACCGGGTGGCTATACTACACCGGTAAGTTCAAAATCACCGACCTCAAAATCACTGCCGCCGACCAAGAAGTTGTCGAAGGCTCCTGCAGCATGCAGAGCAGCGGAGAGGTGAGTAAGAGTGGGGGAACATACACCCCCGCTGATTTAGGCGCAAAATTATTAGATCAATGGGTGTCTCAAATAAATACTGTTGATGGATCTGGCGATGTAACGGCATTGCCAGACCAAAAGGGATCTATTGATTTCGCTCCTGGCACAGCTCCTCATTATGATTCTGTAAATAAGAAAATCGATTTTGATTCTGCAAGCTCAGAATATCTACAAAGCAATGCAAACGCAGCCTCAATTAACAGGTCAAGTGGGCAGTATTGGTTTGTCATAAATCATACAACTGGTGTGGATCAAATTTTAATTTGTAAAAGTAAATCTACATCAAGTACCGATTTTATTATGCTTCAAATTGTTAATAATCATGTTAGACTTCTCGCAAAATCCGGGATTATACCGCCTATAAATATTGAAGGAACCACCGCCTTAGTTTCAGGGAAGAATATTATTAGTTTTAAATCTGACGGATCTGCTTTTATTGTTAAATTAAATAACGTTGACATCTCATCTGAATTTTCGACAGGAGGTGGAGAATGGGAAGATTACGCTGTAGCAGCCCCAGATAGGCTTTCTATTGCAATGATAGACTATTCCCCTGGTAGCGTGAATACCCAAAGTTATAAAGACACATCAATTTATGAAATTCACCGTACAGATGGAACGTTAACCAGTACACAGGAAACAAATAACTACAATTATCTAAACGCAAAATATTGAACAAAAATCTTTTCATATCATTACTGAATAGCGAAAATCTTAAAATCTCAGGGATGACATACCCAAATGATTCTGGTGTGTATTCTGCGGAAACGCTTGGGTACTCGCCACCTGTTATTAATTACCAATACTATCCTTTAATTTGGAATGTAGATGACAAGGATTTTTTAGTGTGGATGCAACGAGGTGGGACGCCGTACAATAATGAAGACATGGTTTTAGTGTATGACCATTACAGGAAAAAAATAAGCGATTCATTTGCTTGGGGCGAAATAAACCCACCAAATGATGATGTGCATTTACAGGCTGCTTTAATGGCTACCGATGATAAAAAATTATTGGTATTAGCAGAAAATCCACATAACGGAGCTTGTTATATCAAGAAGTCAGGAGCAAACTATGATATAAGCACCTATACAACGCATGGAAGCTTTGGGACTTTGTTTGCGTATCCGCACATTCATAAGTTTACCAACGGAGACTTATATTTGATTTATCGTAAGAATTCAGGGGGCTCAGCTATTGGTCATAAATCAGAACATGGCATATATAAATCAACTGACAACGGGGAAAATTGGACAGACTTAGGACTTATAATGACACTTGTAAATGAGGCTGGAGGGAACGATAACCTGGAATGGGCTTACCCATTAACGCCTTTTTTTAATGGTGACAAAATAGGCGTTTTTCTTAATCGCAGAAGGGGTTATTTACCGTGGTCAATGCCGTCACTGTATTATTACGAGACGATTGATGGAATAAATTGGCATAACGCAGGAGAAGGACATACGCAAAGCGCAACAATTACAGAGGCTAACCTTGATGATTATTACAGAGTGTTTCAGTATGGAGACGGAAGCTATCAGACTGGCAAAGTGATAAGAGCATCAGGGGCATGCTTTGTTGGCGACAATCCTTACGCAATAGGTGGCGATGGATCAGATAACGTATTGCCTACATTATATTATTTTGACGGATCGAATTGGCAGCATAAAGCAATTACGTGTAGTGGCCATACATTGCTACCTTTTATCGCATCTGCCACGGGGAACCCTAATAGTAATGCCTTTAATAATGCATGCCCCATGATTTATAACAACGGCTATTTGTATGCCTATATGATTGAGCAGGTAAGCGGTTACGGTCAGGCTTCGCTTTTCAGAACAAACGATGACGGTACAACGTGGGAGTATGTAAAGCAAATCACATCAGGTAATTATGATTATATGGATATTCATATTTCAGGAAATTACGCAGCTACAGGCAAAGGAATTGTAGCTATTGGACGAAAGACAACCACTACTTACGGGGATTTATGGATTGAAAAAATTACATTGTAATGGCTATTTGTTATCTAAGTGATACAATGATTAGAAACAAGCCTGAGTTAATTAAGCTTGTTTTAAAGCGTGTTGAGCGAATGGTTCAGTGTGGGCTAGGGTTTGGGTTCTTCACATTGAAATTTGAGCTTGATGGATATGAGGAAAATGAGCCTGTTTTACTGAGGTTTTATGATAAAGAAAACAAGACTCATCAACCGTTTGAATTTGTACGAAAAATGAATACATACAGATGAAAAATATATTTTCATTTCCGTTGCTAATAATAATATTTGGCATTATATGGATGCTCTTTCCTCCTATTAATGGATGTAAACCAGAGGGTAAAGAACCCTCAATCAAAATCGTGGGCGTTACTTTCCATGCGTCTTATGATAGTCTGTTAGATGACACCGAAATGCCGGGGGCTTTCTTTGCTGCCTGGCATGTAAGAGACTCTCTTACGGATTATCATAAAGGCACCATACACTGGACAAACGACACCACTCCTTATCTGCTGTTCAAATTCACCGGTACCCGGTTTGAAATTTACGGCATGAAAGATAAGCACCTCGGGATAATGAAAATCACTTATGATCATAAAGACACGCTCATAGATAACTACAGTGAGAACAGACTCGACACCTCCGGTGTGCTGTTTGCTTCGCCGCGATTAGAATGGGGCGATCATTATGTCGATATCAGAAATACAGGAAAGAAAAATGAAGTTGCCACCAATACACATTTAATCATTGATGCGGTCCGTGTTATTGAGGATGTGCCGGTAATCGTTCAAAAAGAAAAATATGAGTGAAAAAATAGAAGTGCCAAAGTGGATAGGTCAGACAGTTATAGGCATTGCGCTTTCTGTGATAGCCTGGTTTCTTGGGGGCATTTCAAAGAATCAAAATTTGATTCTTATAAAAATGTCACAATTTGAAATTCAGATCCACCAAATCCAAAAAAAACAGGAATGGATAAACCTGAATGATAGCCGTCTCGATCAGCTTGAGCGCGGCGAGGCATCAGCCACCTCTGATCGTTACCGAAGATCGGATGCAATGGATTTGGTTCAATGGATAGAAGGCACTTATCAGGGAAACGAAATTGATTATAAACCATACAAATTCAAATGAAACGATTCACAGGAATGTTTGCTTTAATAGGTTTCGATTTATTGGCGTTTTTAATGTTGATATACTTCTGGGCCACGAGTGGCTTTGATGGGCTTCGCGATGGGTTGATCATAATTATATTTGGTGGCCTCAACATAGTCATATTTCTGACACAGCGCAAAACCATCAGGAGAAATAATCAGCCACCACGCCGGATGAAACCGCCGGATGTTCATAACTAATGAAGTGGTTGCTTTTAATACTGCTTTTGTTGCCGGGTTGCAAATCGCTTAGTATAGGTTACAACCCTATCACAAAAGAATACTACAACCGCAGACCGACTTACAAGCCTGACTATTGTAAAAAGAAAATGAAACTGAAAAATACTAAAAACGGGATACTAAAATATAAATAATGATACCGGCTATACGCGCCATATTGCTCAACAACACTCAGCTCTCTGCCCTCGTGGGTGGCGAGCGGATCTATACTCTGCGGCGTTGGCACGATACCGACTGGCCGGCCATTATACTTAACAGCGTAAGCACCACCCCTACCAAACACAAACAAACCAAAGGCCGGCTCGATAAGATACGTCTGCAGGTGAGCATCTTTGCGGATGCTCCTGGCACAGCCGACCATCTTGCCGCGCTTGTGCGCTCTGAACTTGATAAGTATTCCGGCTCCGTCACGGTGGTGGGTGTGGTTTATGATATAGACATGATTACATTTGAAGATGACAGCGACGACTACGACGACAATCAAAATGTGTATTTCAAAAGGCAAGATTATTTCATTACACAAAACCTATAAAAATGAAAATACGGTTCATAAAAAAATATACAGATCCGGCGGGCAAAGTTTTTCCGAGGGGTGTTGTATGGGATATATTCAAACCAGTCGCGCTACAGCTCATAAACGATAAGTATGCAAAAGCTTATATAAAGCCTGCAAAAATGGTGGTGGTAAAGTCTAAGATTGTCACGGCCAAAGGGGATCCGGTATATGTAGAAAAAGAGGTCACAGGCAAAGCGCCTGAAGAAGATGATGATGAGCCGAGAATACAAGGCAAAGATACTGATTAAAAAAATGAATTTCGAAACTTATAAATAGCAGAAACAATGTCAGAATTTAACGGAACCAAACTGCGTGTATATACGCAAAGCACACCTGCCAAGGTAGATATGGAGACCGATCTTGAAATGAGCTTCACATCAGACTCCAAATCATTTCGCAACAAAGACAGCGGCAACTGGCGCGAGCTTCTCTCAGGCGCGGGCGAGATAGCTGCGGATCTCAACTTTAATTTTCATGTAGATCTCACGGCTTCGGTCAACAACAACTTTGAGGCGCTCTTTGATGACTGGCTCGCCGGCACCCTCGTATCGGTGGAAGCGGCTACCTCTGAGAGCGGATGGTTGAAGTTTAGCGGGAACTTTAAAATTACCGACCTCAAAATCCGCCGCTGATCAGGAGGTTGTCGAGGGCTCCTGTAGTATGCAGAGCTCCGGCACTGTGAGCAAAGGCACAACTGCTTAATGCAAAATTGTTTTATTCATAATTATAAATTCTGTGCCCCTCACTGCTGAGTGGCACAGAATTACTTCTATTATTTACCATTATTAATTTACACACACATCCCTATGATTGATACAATTAAAATAAAAGAGGTGGTCTATCCTGTAAGGATTAGTCACCGGGCCATTAAATCATGGCGCATTCTTAAAAACCGAGACATTGATACACTTGGCTCTGAGCCCGGCGATCTCGAACAACTGCTGTTTGAAGGAATAAGGTGGGGAGCCAGGGTGGAGAAAAAAACCATCAAGCTCACCATCGACGATATTGACGAGTGGCTTGACGAGGATATGGTTGGCCACATGGAGATTATTTCAAGGCTGATTGAAAACCAGTTTCCAAACACAGGCGAAGCGGACACTCTTACCATTGAGCAAATTTATAAATGGGCAAAAGCTGACAAGTCAAATACTGACAAGTTGATTGCCCTCACCGGGGGGGGGGCACTTCTGGATGAATTGCCGGAAGACTTAAAAAACGGATAAGCCCTGATGCGGGTGCCGATCCTTTTGAGGACTCCATTAGGTTTGCACTCGGTCGCCTGCGGATGGGCATTGAAGAATTTTATAATCTTACGCCCCGTGAGTTTTGGCTCGCAATGGAGGGCTATACTGATGAGTTGCAGGAGCGGATAAGGCACGACTATGAGGTCGCCCGGTTAAATGCTTCTTTATGTTTGCTCCCAAGTGTGAAGCGCGGGCATAAATTAAAGCCGCAGGATCTTATCGAGTTTGACTGGGAGCATGCGCGTGGAGTTCGTAAGCTTCAGACGGGGGTTAAAAATTCCAAGATAAAAGAAATGATGCTGAAAAAGTACACACAGAAAAAAAATGGCGGGTAAGATACAGGTACAGGCCGAAATGATAGGAGATAAGGAGTTCATGGCTTTCATGAAGAAACTCAAAAATGTCTCTAAAAAGAAAACCCTCGTTGAGGGTGGTCTTCGTGGTGCTGCCAGTGTTATAGTGAGGCAGGCCAGGTCTAATGCCAGGGCCCGTGGCCTTGGCAAAAACATACCGCGAGCTATCCGCGCGGCCAAGGTAAAGAAAGCAAGTGAGGGGCAGTACGGCATTAAGTTCGGTTTCATCTGGACCAAGTGGCGGAAGGAAGCTTTTTATGCATGGTTTTTTGAATATGGAACTGTTAGTATGCGGGTGGCACGTAAGAAAAACAATCTGCTGCGCTTCAAAGATAAGAGTGGGCAATGGGTATCTACAAAAGCGGTGAGAGGTATTTCACCAAAACCATTCTGGCGCCCGGCTTTGGACGCTAAAAAAGACGAAGCCGGAAAGAAGTTAATGATTGAAATGAAAAAGTCAATGGTGCGGTTTGTAAACCGCGAATATAAAAAAATAGACATACACTAATATGGCAGGCTCAAAAACCACAATGACCGCTTACATCAACGCCGAAACAAGGCAGTTTCAAAGTAAGATGGACTCGGTAAACAAAAAGCTTGGTGGCATTGGTAAGGGCATGAAAATGCTCGGCGGCTTAATGGCCGGCGCTTTTGCTATTAGTAAGGTATCTGCATTTATTTCCGAAACCACCAAACTGGCCGATGTACAGCTAAAAGCTGAGGCATCCTTAAAAACAGCATTGAAAGGAAATGAGCAGGCTTACGCCACATTAATAGCCCAGGCTCAAAAAAGGCAACAGCTTACATTATTTGGCGATGAGGAAATAATCAAAGCCCAGGCACTTGCTCAGGGTATTTTGCAAAATGCCGATGCCGTACAAAAGCTGACGCCGCTTGCTCAGGATTTAGCCACCGCCAAAGGCATGCAGCTTAGTCAGGCGTTTGAGCTTATAGCCAAATCTACAGGCTCGAGCACCAATGCTCTGGCGCGATATGGTATAGAAATAAAAGGAGCGGTCGGAAGCAATGAGCGCCTCGAAAGCGCAATGAAGGCCGTGGGCACCGCGTTTGGCGGACAGGCAGAGGCAGCAGCAAAAGCCGGTCTCGGCCCTCTGCAGCAGCTCAGTAATGCCTGGGGCGATATCAAAGAAAAAATAGGAGGGGCGCTTGTGCCGGTCATTAATAAGATGGCTCAGGCCGTGTCGGCTTTTTTACCCACTATGATATCAGGGTTTGGCAAGGCCAAAGGGGTTATAGTAGATGTAATCAATTACTTCATAGACCTCTACAATGAAAGCGCCGCTGTGCGTGTGGCTGTGGAGTATATCAAATTTACTTTTAAGGTTGTGTTTGAATATATAAAAGCACAACTAAGGACCACCATTGATGCTTTCTCGGGCTTTGGCAAACTTATAGGGGCAGTGTTGAAAGGCGACTTTGAGGCCATCCCCGGTATTTTCAAAAGTACCATGGATAGCATGAAGGGCAACTATGTGGAGATGGGACAAAACATGGGCGATGCGTTTAAAGAGGGCATCGGTAATATTGTCAAGAAAGAAAAAATTGCTTTCATCGGTCTTGATGATTCTATTCTCCCGGAAGCGCAGGCAATGGGCGCAAAAATTGGCACCGCTATGAGTGAGGGTATCAAACAAACGATGTCCCCAGTTGGTGGCAGTGTACAGGGCCAGGGGTTACAAAACCCAATAAGCTCACCCTCCATGCCTAATGCTTTGGAAGGTATTGATTTCAGTCCTGTTGCAAATCAAACCGGGCAGGCTGTTGATTCTTTAGAAAAAATGCGTGAGGTTTCAGCAAAACTAAAACCTGTGTTTGCCCAACTCACTACGGCTTCGGTCAACGGATCTAAAGAAATGGCGAAGGCTGCGGGTAATTCGGCGCAAACAATTATAAAGGCGGCAATTGCCAAAGGGATCGCTTCAGCTATTTCGGGTGTGTTACAAACAATACCGGGCCCTTGGGGCGTGGGTATTGCTGCTGTTGCAGGCGCTGCTGCGGGGGCGTTGTTTAACGCCGTCATTCCTTCGTTTGCTACGGGAGGTATGGCTTACGGCCCTACCCTCGCTATGGTTGGAGATAATCCTGGTGCGGGTACTGATCCTGAAATCATCGCACCACTCAGTAAGCTGCAGGGCATGACGCCTTCGGTCAACCTCATAGGCGACTGGAAACTCAATGGCGATTCTTTGCAGTTTGTTTTAGATGAATATAATAGAACATTAAATACTACACATTAATGGCACTGGGTTTAAAATACTATTCATATTTCGATTCCTTTGATGATGTGATCAATGCAAAAATAGAGATCCATCTTGAAGGATTTACAGGCACATCTGCTGAAGTAAAACATAATGCCATGAATGCATGCAGCATTCGTTACAATGGCAAAATAGACAATGCAAAGGACGTGCTGTTCGGTTCTGAATTGATTTTTAGGTTTTATGTCATTCCTTCTGATAGCGATAAATATGATGATTTGCTTACTCAGGATCATAAGGATGTTGTTATTAAATATTATGAGAGCTCAACACTCAAGTGGATGGGATATTTGAATCAGGAAAAAACCAAACGGCCATTATACGAAAATAATTATATAATGCAGTTGTCAGCCGCTGATGGTATTGCGGATTTAAAAAATGAGAAATTTGTAAACAGTGTCGGGGATCCTTATAGCGACCGGGTGAGCGTTCTCACCGTTATCCGTAGGTGTATGGATAAGCGCACAAATCTTGATTTGGATTATCGCATTCAAATGGGTACGATATGAGGATGGTGCCATCCTTACAGAAAATTGTTATGATGTTTTGAATAAAATATTACAACCTTTTAATGTCATTTTGCGTCAGTCAGATGCAAAGATTTGGATACGCCAAAAATTTGAACACAACAGTTATGTGTATGCTTACCAAAATGACGGTACTTATGTGAGTCGCACGGCTTCAAACCTCATAAAAAACATTGACAATTATAAATTTGTGCCGGGAGCAAATCAGCTAAACAAAACCCGGCCCTACGATGAGGCGAGCATAGAGTTTAAAAACAGGAGAATAATAAGTAATCTGGTTGCTAATTCTGATTTTTCCAGTGGTACAACTAACTGGAACAATGGAACTTCTCCGGCGGATTGGTCTCATTTTAGCATACTCAGCGGTCACTTGCAATGTGCGGAGAACACAGGCACAGGAGATCCTGGTGATGAAAAATATTTTGAGTCAGATTCTTTTTCTGTGAGTTATAATTCTTCAGGCGACAAGCTGAAGGTAGAGGTAACAGCATTGCTAAACGACATTACATTTAATTCAGGCGGTCAAAACCCTGATATTGAAATAGCCCTGGTGCGTCCCGGTGGTACGGTGACGCGTGGTTGTTCATGGACGCTTGACACCGCAAAAAAAATATATCAATGTGAGTTTAGTATTACGAGCACAGGAAGTCATAAGGTAAGAGTGTATAATGCTGAGGCATCGGGCACGGATATCGACGACTATGAGGTTAATTATTATCTGATAGAAGCTTTTGCCATCTATGAAAATACTGACTTCACATTTGATAAAAAATTAGTGTTAACAAACTCATCTCCAAAAGCAAAAAAGAGCCATGAACTAAATGTTTATTTTGGGGATTCATCCCAAAGCGATGACGTCGGGGCTTTCAAAATAGGGTCTTCAATGACCGAGTTCTGGAATAGTTATGGCGGTTCTGAGGGGCTTAACATAATAGAGCTGCTTGGAAAACAACTCTTGCAGGACAGAAGCGCCTGGAAGGATGTCCGGTTGCTTAAAATTTTAGATCTGAGTAATAATATAATGCCGCATCATGTTTTGCAAATGGGCACAAAAGAATTTGATTTTGTTAATTACGACAAGGACATCGTTAACAACACTATTAAATGTCAGTTGATAGAGGTGATACAAAACAGTATTACATATACAGCATTATGGGTGGCGCTCACAACTATAGACGGGAAGGATTCTTAATGAAAACTTATAAAATATCGCCGAACTTTTGGCTTCATGAGTACATTCCGCGTGCGCTTTATGAGGCCACTCACAAGCGTCCGCACCGCCTGATGAACTGTATAGATCCGCGTATGATAAAGATCGATCAGGTAATGCGTAATCGTTATGGCCCGGCCACAATAAACAACTGGTACACCGGCGGAGAGCGTGAGTGGAGCGGAGTGCGCACAGCCGGCAGCCCTTACTATTCATTTTTTTCAGAGCATAGTTGGGGCCGTGCGAGTGATAAACTGTTCAGTGATATGTCAGCCGAGGAAGTTCGCGCGGACATTAAAGAACATTACGAGGACATATATAAGCCCCTGGGCCTTACGTGTATAGAAGATGGGGTGGGTTGGGTTCATTCAGACGCCCGGGCGCTGATCATACCGGGAAACTTATTACTTGTAAATCCATGATGACACGCATTATAACAGTCATATTAATAATGGTCCTGACATCCTGCTCGGCGGGGTGGCATTTTCGCCGGGCCATACACAAAGATCCATCCCTTTTCAGCGCAAAACCAGACACCACCTGGGCAGTGCATCACAAACCAGTGCCCGCCGTAAGCATCCCACTGCCCTCTCCCACCACACATATATATGATTTTGATACCATAATCATCCTAAACGAAAAAGACACCCTCATATATCGCTTGCATTACACAGACACCACCTTCACCGGCGAGGTAGATTGCCCGGATTGTGCTGACTCCATAACAGTCATCCGGGAGCCATACCCGGAGCCGGTATATTTAAAGCCCACACTCAAGGAAAAATTAATGTCCGGCGCTGTCATTCTGGTCGTGATCATCGCCATAGTAGGCATTATAAAAATAATAATAAGCATCTTTAGTTGGTAGGTAAGGAGGGTTGTGTAGTAGTTTGAAGCCCGGCTATATGGTCGGGCTTCTTTGTTTGGAATCATTATAAATATACGCAATTGCGTAACATATTTTACATTTTTCTTGTTTGATGTTGCGCAATTGCGTATATTTATATCATAATAAAAGTTCAACAAACACCTCCGGAGCCAGGAGAATAAAGTCGGGCAAAAAAATTATGAAAACTACAATAAAAGAAGCCTTCAAAACCAAAATTTTTACCATAGTAGATGGTGAAGTTGTTGAAGATAATCTGTGTGATTTTGTTATGGAATCAGCAGAAGAGACTACCACACCTAATGGTGTGGAAATGAAACTTCATGTCAGAGAAGTAAGTAATGTGAGATATGAGGTTTGGAAATGGGGTCCTTCTGGCTATGGCAGCCGTTTTATAGAGGCTTTTGAGACTGAAGAAGCAGCTGAAGATGACATTTTCGAAAGGACCTACAACTCTGATTTTATGGAAGATGATCAGAGAGACACTTCCTTTTATAGCACATATGAAGAAGCACTTGAACCATTGGCAGAAAATTTTGCTTACGATAATGATATTGATGTGAAAGTTGCAAAGAGTATACTTCATCATCAGGATTGTGCCAGGCAAATAGCTAAAAAATATGAAAACAAGTAAATTTTTAATTGCCGAAAACCCGCTGGTTGATGATCGGCGGGTTTTCGTTATTCATACCCGCGAACCAGTTGTGCTTGCTGAGGTATTTCATTTCGATATGGACCAGGAAGCTTCCTGGCTAGAATGTAAAAGACGCTTTACAGTAGGTGCCTCTGTGGACTATCCGAATGAGCTTATATGTATAGGCGCGGTGTATATATCTCCGGACGCAGAGGCTGGGGATTTACCTGGGCTTATGAGTCGTATGGGTGACTGGTATTTTTCTTATTTAAAATGGGAGGATGGGCATGAATGATAACAAAAAAATAATAAATTATTCAGAGATTGGCCGCCGTCTGGGTTACGACAGAAATTTAATAAGGTCTAAAAAATGGCCTGATAAATATGATAAAATGATGGATGAGCTTAATAAATTTATTGATCAGTGGGCAAAAAAACATCTTAAATAATAGTCATCTTGTCAGATATATGACAGAGCGCTGTAATGAAAAAACCCGTAACATATTGATTAATAATGTGTTACGGGTTTACTTAGTAGCGGGAGCAGCGCTACTAATATTTCTTATTGTTTCTTGTTATTTCCCTTTTTATATGCTTTTAGCGAGATACAAGGCGGTTTTATTTCCCTGTGCCTGTCAGGAAAGGGGAAGGAATAGAATATTTATGTCAGAAATATGTCAGAAATGTTTATATTTGAATGTGGCATCATTCGGTTTTTATCTGGACAATATAAACAAATATGGTAAGAGTTCCACCCGGGCTCTTAGTGTTTATATTAATATCACCACCGATGCCGGGGAGCGGATCAGGCTCCGTACACCGTTACAAGTAAGACCAAAATACTGGGACCCGAAAAAACAAAAGGCAAAACATGCTTCGAATGCCATTGAGATTAATATTGAAATGGATCGGCTTGAGAAGTTAGCGTTTGATGTGTGCCTGCAGTACCGGGCACTTCCTGCGGATGGGATTAAAAAACAATTGAAGGCTGCTTTCTTTGGTAAGAAAGTTGACAACTCTTTTGCTGCGGTATATAAAGATTTCGTGGCGGAACGCATGCAGGTATTGGCATCGCGGACCATTGCCAAATACAAAACCCTGATATCGGCCATCATGGAATATAACCCGGCTGTTACTTTTGCCGGGATTGATATGAGCTTTTATGATGGGTTTACTCAGGCGCTCCGCAGCCGTGGCCTGCTTGATGATACTATTGCAAAATACATTTCTAATCTTAAAACTTTTATGCGCTGGGCTGCCAGGCGCGGTCACCATAGCAATTATGAGTTTGATCATTTCAGGGCGCCCCGCTTACCCAAGGTGGAAATCATTACTCTTAAAGAGGATGAGGTGCAGCAGCTTGAAAAATACACTCCTGACAGCAAGCGTCTTGAGCGTGTGCGTGACTTGTTTATGTTTCTGCTTTATACCGGACAGCGGATCAGTGACGCCATGACCTTCGACCGAAACCAGATCATGTGCGACCGGTGGGTATTTGAGGCCGAAAAAACCAAGCGAAAAAAGAAAGTGATCGTTGTGCCGTTTGCCGGATATACACTGCCTGCCCTGGCTATACTCAAAAAATATGATTATAAATTGCCGGTAATTAGTGAACAAAAATTTAATGATTATCTCAAAGAGCTCGGACGGTTGGCCGGACTTACCAGGGAGGTATCGAAGCGGCGTTTCCGTGGCTCTGAGGAAATAGTAATGCGCGGTCCGCTTTGGCAGTTTATAAGCTCACATACTGCCCGGCGTACATGCATTACGTTGCTGATCCGCAAGGGTGTGCCGCTGCCTGTCATTCAGAAGCTCACCGGTCATAGCGATGTAAAGACTCTTATGAAGTATGAAAATACGGATGTGGATGATCTCGCCGAAGCTCTCAAAATAATCAGTTGATTTTTTTTCGCATAATATATTTTGTTGTAAAAATGTTCATCCCTTCATAGTATGCATTGCTGTCAACCAGCTCCCAGCCTTTGGCGTCCATTATTTCAAGTGCGTGCGCGGGGAAAACAACCTTTTTGCCTGACTCATCTAACATCCTGACAGATTTATTCTTGCCTGCCTGTATTTTTATGGTGTTAGTGCGGTAAGAAATAATGCAGTATTTATATGATTGTGTATTGTTTGTCAAGACAAAACCCGTCAAGACAAATGTTGCCAAGATGCTAAATATTATAATTTGCTTTTTCATGAGATAAAATTAAGTTTTTAAAGTTCATTTCCTTTGGTGGTTTTTTCCTTCAATATATCATTTTCATACTCAACTTTTGTCAGGTGATCGCGAATTTTATCAAGAGATTTTCTGATTATGTCAAAATGGTGATGAATATTTTTGTCTGCGTATGTGGCTTTTTGTTCGCTAATTATATTTTTTTCCTCATTTTGCTCTAAAATATCTTCCATGGATATTTTGAAATAATCAATCAATTTTAATAATACATCTAACGGCGCTACGCTTGGCTTTGTTTCACATGTGCTTATGGATGAGCGGTTTATATTCAATTTGTCAGCTAATTGTTGTTGTGTAAGACCTGCTTTAGTTCGTAATATTTTCAACTTGCTAAGATTATAATTTTTTTCCATGGTTGAATTATGTCTTGGTTTGTTTGGATTTGTCTTTATTTGTTTTATATATTTGTGACATACTAAGACAAAATAAACAAACATGATGCCAAATCAAAAAAAACCTGTGAAAAATGTAGCAACATACTTGCAGCTTCCACTTGATGTGCATGAGGCGCTAAGACGCGAGCAGGGGCGTCTGTTATATGAGAGGGGAGAAAGAGTCACTTTAAAAAATTTGATCATTGAACGCCTCCGAAAATATGAGAAAGAAATTTCATAACCATGACATGAAGTCATACACGGAATTTACCGTGGTGGCATTGGTCTGGCTAACAGCCATAATAATAATGGTGCTTACAATGCTGTTGAAACTAATTTTTTAAAAAGATGGAAAAAACAATGTTTGAAAATTACCCGCCGGATGAACGGGTAAAAATGTTTGAGGACAACTGCGACGGCGTAGAAGAGATAACCTATTATGAGGGGCTGTCGGATGAAGAACTGATAGAAAGGCGGTCCCGGTTTGCGCTGCGAAGTATAGACATAGCCAGAATAAAGGATAAAAAGAAAGAGGCCAATGATCTTTTTAAGGCTGAAATGCAGCCGTTAGAAATAGAAGCAAAAGAGCTTCTCGATGAAATCAAAACCGGACAGACTGAAAAAGAAGGCCGTGTATATAAAATGGTTAACCGCGACGAGGGCATGGTGGGGTATTATACCACATCAGGCAATCTCGTGGAGTCGCGTCCAGGCACTAAAGATGAGCTGAGTCAGCTATCTATTACCGGCCTTAATGAAGCAGCAAAATGAACGACCGGGAAAATAAAGTACTTACCCACTCGGGTAAACTGGTAAACGTGATCGATCCTGATCCGGACACAATATCCATTCTTGACATTGCTCATGCGCTCGGCAATCAGTGCCGGTTTGGTGGCCATACCAAAATGTTTTACTCCGTGGCCCAACACAGCATACTGGTAGCAAGCGCGGTGCCTGATGAATATAAGTTTGCAGCACTGATGCATGATGCATCTGAGGCTTACCTTATAGACCTACCGCGCCCGGTAAAGCGCCTGCTCCCCTACTACGAAAAACTTGAATACAACATGATGCGCTGTATTGCAGACAAATATGGGTTTGCATGGCCAATGCCACAGGTGGTACAAGAAGCTGATGACAGTGTGCTCGAGCTTGAGATCAGGGCGGTTATGGCCGGTGAGTGGCCGTCGCCTATCAGGAAAATGACGGTGCCCGGCTTTAAGTTTTTGGAAAGATTTTATGATTTAATGAGACCAATAAAATGAAAAGGGAAGATGTGACGGTTTTAGAGGTGAGCAATCTGGAAGAGATCCTGAACGGGTTTTACGACAAGGGCAAACGCGCAGGCTATGAGCTTGCAATGGCCGAAATGAAACCAATGACACGTAAGCAGGCTGCTGCCCT